CGTTCTGTGTATGAAATTGGAGCACGTCCTGCGCGAGTCTCCCCGCGATGGTCGCGCAGTGTTTGGCGTCTTGCTCGATGCCGATTGCCTTCCGTCCGAGTTCCTTCGCGGCCAGTAGCGTTGACCCGCTCCCCGCGAATGGATCGGCTATCACATCGCCGGGATTGGTCAGCCGTTGGATGAGTTCTTGCATCAGCCCGATGGGCTTTTGGCATGAGTGGACGGAGCCGGATACGGTGCGATGGGATAGCACGTCGCGGCTTTCGGCGTTCGTGTCGATCCGTCGCCCATAGGCTTCCGCCAGGAGTTCAGAGAATGCCCCGTTCAGCGGCAGCAGTTCCTTGAGCTTTTCCACTTGCTCCGGTGAAGGTAGGCACGCGCCCTCTTCCCATCGGAAGCACAGGCCAGTTTTCTTCCCGCGCAGCACCATGTCCACGCCACCGCGAGAGATTCCGACCTCCTCACGGGCGGCTTTTATCATGGCTCCGACCTCAAGGGATTTTTCGAGGCTGGGCGAGTAGCAGTGATAGATTGCCTCATGCGCGAACCACATTCCACGTTCCGCCGCACCCGCGTATTGGCTGCCATTCGGCTTGTCCCAGATCATCACCCGGACTCGCGGCCAGAGCATTTCCAGCACTCCGCGAAGTGGCGAGTAGCCCGTATCGAAGCTCACGAGTTCCGGCGTGATCCGGTGGGCGATTGTTGCCCACTCCATGCAGAACCGCGCCATTTCCACGTCGTTTTTCCTGTCCCATTCTTCATCATCGCGGACGGCATACGGCGGGTCTGTGATGATCGCTGACACCTTGCCGATTCGTGGCAGCAGTTCCAAGGCATCTCCATGGTAGAGAGTGACCCATTCGTCGCTGTAGAACGGCACCGGCAACACAGAACAAGGCATCGCACCCAATGACTGCCCGGCGGGAGTCGAGGGTGAAGGCGGAGCGGTAGGGCGGGCAGTCATGGGTGGATTTTATCGTTCATGGCAGCATCTTCTTGGCCTGCGCTTCGAGACGTTGCCTAAATTCCGCGTCATCAAGCGGAGGAAAGGCAATTTTCGGGTCCGGAAACGGGTCGGCAGGTTTGATCTTCACGGCGGATTGGATCTCGGCAACACGCTGGGCGCGTATCGAGGCATTGGCGGCGGCGGTCTGTTTGACTGACATGACGTTCCGTGGGGATTAGGTTACAGGTTTGCCGGGGCTTGTCGAGGTTTCGATGCGGCTGCGGCGGCGGTTCCTTGAGCGTCCGGGCCTCCAGGTTGCACCGGGAGCATCTGGATCGGCTGGATCACCCGGTCGGCGTTCTTGACCTGCAAGGCTTTCAGCATCCCCCGGTACATGTCGGCAGTCACCACCTGAACCTCGAACGGTTCAAGGATCTGTTCGCCACGGTGGCGCTCCAGAAGAACCCGCGTGTCGATCTCCATGTTGTTGATGTCGGCCGGGTTGATCTCTTGGAACCCTTGGACGCCTTCCCCGCCTTCTTCCCCTTCCTCGAAGTAGCGATAGACCTCCATTTCGTCCAAGCGGGTCATCACCAGCTTGACCATGCGGTTCAGCGTCTCCGACACGCCCGGTTCAAGGTGGCCAAGGAACAGGCTGAAAAGCTCCTGCCCGGATTTCTCGATGTTCCGGATGCCGGTGGCGAGTTTGGACGACTCCAGACCGGCGGCTTGCCCGTCGTTGGCGTTCATCACGCCGGATTCGTTCATCATCAGTTGCATGTAGAACTCGATGAACTCCATCAGCTTGTCCCCGATGTTGTCCTCGATGTACACGGATTCGAGGATGTCCTTCGCTTCCTTGTCGCCAATCGGTGTGTAGGTGCCGCCCCAATTCATTTCGAGGTTCGGGTTGGCCCTGCCCTCCACCGTGTTGTGCGGCCTCCAGAAGTCCACGCGCCCGGAGCCGGAAACCGCCCGGTTCTTCCGGTTCATCCACAGGTCGATCACCTGCTGGCTTGGGTTCATCATTTCCATGGCCCCCATGCCATACCAGCGGCCGGGGATCTCGTTCACCCGGACCACCGCAAACGGGCGGCATCCGTCCGGGGTGACGTTGGCCACATAGTCGTAAAAGATCGGGGTGCGGCTTTCCCGGTCGATCACCAGCATGATGTCCTCCAGGATGCCGTCGCCGTCGATGTCGTATCGAAGGTGGAACTCCGCGATCTTGACCATCGGTTGCTGCCGCTCGTTGGTCAGACCCGCCTTGGTGGCGCTGTCCACCTGATCGGAGTTCTGGCCTGCCGCCGTGGTGTTGGACGTTCCGGCGAGTCTGCGAAGAAGCTCCACTGACTTTCGGGTGGCTTCGAGACGCTGGTCGGGCGTGGAGTTTTGCGCGATGGCTTTCTGCCACTCGTCGGCCAGTTCCATGAACGGCCGGTCGTAGAGATGCACCACGCAGTCGGCGTCCTGCACCGTCTCCGCGTCGAGCGGACAAAGGAAGTCGAGGTAGTTGATAACCTTCGCCTCCGGGCCGCGATAGGTGATGATCCGGCGGGTGATGCGCTTCTCCTGCCAAATGGGAACCTGCGGCATGGGCGTGATGCCATCCCGCTTGAGAACCATCAGCCCGGACTCAATCGGTTGGCCGGTCATTTCGTCCACCACCGTCTCGGCAATCCACTCGTCCGCTTCCACGATGTAGTCACCCTGCGCGTCGAGGATGTCGTTGCCTGCTTCGTCAACCAAGACGGTCGCCGTGGTCTTGTAAATCTGCTCTTTGTTGCGCCAAGTGGTCTTTACCACCGCTTCGCCAAGGATGAATGCCCGCTCCACCGCTTGTTCCTCGGTGCGCTTGAGTTTCGCCTGATCCATCTTCCATCGGAGGTAGCGGTCGGACTGGTCGGCTCGGATCATGTCCGCATTCCCCACCGGATACACCGCAAACCAAGGATCGGTGCCGAAGAAGTAGTTGATGGCCCGTGCGACCATCTGACGGCAAATCCGCCGTGCGGCCGGGACAACCAGGTTGGACTCCCCGAAGATTCCGCCAACCAAGCGCGGACGCCACTCCACTTCATTGCGGAACGTCTTGTCGTAGAGGATGCGTTTGCCCATCCACGTCGCCTGCGGTCCATCCTTGCCTTCCGGGTCGGGCAGGGCGATCCCCTCAAAGTTCCACCACTCGCCGCCTTTGGTGATGTCGCGCCCCATCTCCTGCTCAAGATCGCCAAGGCGCTTCATGGCGTGGCCGACAAGCTCCTCCTCCTGCTCGCGGGTCAGCACATAGTCCGTGGGGAACGGCATCAGTGGGGAAACTCCATCGTCCTCGCGGATCACTTCCTCGCCCGGAACCGGTTCGAGCACTCGTTGAACTTGGTCTTGTTGTGGCATGACGTTTTGTGGGGGTTAGCGGCTGTATTTGATGGAGAGGATCGTTTTGGCGTCTGTCCGGGCCTTGGAGACGGCATTTGGCGTCTGTCCGGGCCTTGGAGACGGCATTTTTCACCGCCTCCACATCCCGTTCCGTGGGGCTATCATAGTTGATGCGGTTCAACTTGAGAAGCGCGAGGGTCCGTTTTCCGGCCATTTCCCTGAACTCCTTCAGTTGTGCCGCGTCCATCTCGACGTTCTGCCCGGTGCGGCGGTGCTTGAACTCCGCCTTGAGGATGGGCGACGGGAACCATGGCTTGCGGTCGTTCGGATCGGCGGCTTTCGCCCACTTGCCGGAATCGCGCCACTTGATGAGCATGCGGTCCACCGGGTGAACCTTGTCGGTGCCGGTGTCCGCGATGTCCACCGAACGGGCAACGGAATCGGCAAGCCCGCCGTCCATGAGAACCGGTTTTCTGCCTTCGCGGCCGTAGGGGTCAACCTTGGCGGGTTTCTGGCCGGTGGGTGCAACTTGGTAGAGCAGTTCCTCCATGAAACCGTTGGAACGCTCGCGGAACATCGTGTCACCCTCGCGGATCGGTTGCTTGATGATGTTCGGAACCACCATGGCGATGCGACCGGCGAGGAACTGGTGGAACTTCCGGTTCTCTTGCAGGTCCGGGGAGGCAAGGACGTTCGTGGTGAGGGCAATCAGGTCGTTCACGCCGCGCATGAACGTCTTGTCCTGCGCCTGTGCCACCAGACCGCCCATCGCGGCTTCAAGGGCTTGCTGGTTGGTCTGACCGGCCCGCCATGACCGTTTGAACGACTTGATCGTGTCGATGGTCGCGGAAAGAGTGGTGGCCAGTGGCTCGATGCGGCCGTAGTTGAAC